GGCTACTGCCCTGACAGCATCATTCCGATACTGGTGGCGAAGATACGCGAGCTCGAAGCGCGCCTCGACGCGGCAGGGATCAAGCCATGACCCAGCCGACCGCTCCTAGCGCGCTCGCGCAAGCCCCGCCCGGTACGACCGCTCCTGCGGGCGCCTTCGTCCTGCCTACCTCGCCCGTACCGCCCAGCCTGCCGCCAGCGGGCGCGCAGGGCGAGGTGCTGGGCAAGGCGAGCCCCGCCGACTACGACGTGGCGTGGATACCCGCGCCAGTAGCTACGCTGCCGCCTGGCGGGCTGGCAGGCGCGCCGCTCGTCAAGGCGACCGACGCCGATCAGGACTTCGGCTGGGGCTCCCGCATCGTCTTGCCTACCTCCTCGGGGCAGGGTGGCGGCTACGCCTTCGCTAATGGCGACGGTATGGAGTCGGGGGCCGACAGCGGCGGCGGCATCCAGTTCCGCTACGCCTCGATCCGCCCGCGCCTTATCTACGGCTCTGCGAACCTTGGCGACATTGCCACGCTGACCGACCTGGGGGCCTACCTCAGCAGGGGCGGCGGCCAGATGAACAGCGGCGGCTCGATCTATTGGGGCGGCGGGGGCGGAAACATTGTCTCGGGCCACCCGAGCTATCTCGACATTACGGGCTTCGGCACGATCCGCTGCTGGACAAACGACAGCGCCGGCGGGACGCAGACCGCCGCCGATATCAGTAAGCCCAGCATCTCGGCCTACGGCTTCGTCACCAAGTCCTCGCGCGAGAGCAAGCAGGATATCCGCGAGCTCGCGCCAGCCGAGGCCAGCCGCGACCTCGCGGCGCTGCGGCCGGTGAGCTTCTCTCGCTTCGGGCAGGAGAGCCTCGGGTTCATAGCCGAGGACAGCCCCGCCAGCGTGGTAGTGCAATGCAGCGACCCAAGCAATACGCTCGGGGTTGATATGGGCAGCGTCCTCGCGCTCGCTGTCGCCAAGATTCAAGAGCTCGAAGCGCGCCTAGCCGCTATGGAGGGCAAGCCATGACCCAAGCTCCCGAAGGTCGCACCCAAGCCCCGCCCGGTACGGTCGCTCCTATCGGCCACCCCGTCCTGCCTACCTTCATCGCAGGCGCAGGCGTCCCGCCAGGGGGCAATACCAACGAGGTGCTGACTAAAGTAACCGCCGTCGATCAGGACGTAGCCTGGCTCCCGCAGATAGGCGTGCCGCTCGGCGGCGGGCAGGGCGCGCTACTCACCAAGCAGAGCGACGCGGATGCTACCCACATATGGAGCAACGTAGCGGGCGGCGCGGGGCGCGGCCTCTGGTTCGCCTCGGGCGCGTGGGCCAACGAGTGGGTACAAGCATTCGAGATGACCGGCACCGGCTCGGCCATTGTTACGATCACCCGCGCGGCGGCTGGCTCGGGGCAGGGGCCGGGCACCGTCGTCGGCGTGCTGACCTGGGCAACGGCTAACTACCACTGGCAGACGCTCAGCAAGATATGGAACCCGAGCCGCGCCGATATGTGCTCCGAGGTCGGCGTCAGCGGCTCCTTCTTCTACTTCTTCGCCTCGGGCGGCCACGCTCCTACGCAAATCACGGTGCAGACCGTGGTCGAGACGGCGGCGGGGTGGATCGGCCCTTCGTTCCGTATGACGATGGTTGGCGCGCAGGCCGCGCCGGGCACGCGCTGGCCGACCGCCATACCCGACTACCTGACCCAAGCCGAGGCCGACCCGCTCTACTTGACCCAGGCCGAGGGCGACTCCCTCTTCCTTACCCCAGCCGAGGGCAACAACGCCTACGCTGCCAAGAGCCACGGCGAGCACAACACGCTCGGCAACATGGACGGCCGCTACTGGATCAAGAACCAGAAGAACCAGTCGAACGCGGGCTACTCGATCTACGCGGGTGGCGGCTGGTCCGTACGCATCCACGCGGGCGGGCACGGCCCCGACTTCGTGAGCCAGGACGAAACGGCGTGGAACGACGCCTACGGGAAGAATTGGGTCAATCAAAGCTCGCGGGCATTCAAGGAGAACATAGAGCCGCTCGGGGAGGACGAAGCGGGTCGCGCCTTCGACGCTCTCCGCCCGGTGCGCTTCGACATACCCGCCAGCTACAACCCGCGCGAGGACGGCCCCCTGCCAGAAGTCCTCGAACCCAAGGGGCAGTTCGGCTTCGTGCTTGAGGATATGCAGGAGCAGCCCGCCCTCAAGTCCGTAGTGCGCGATACGGGCTACGTAGCCGATCAGATCATTCCCCTGCTGGTGATGAAGATACGCGCCCAAGAAGCCCGCCTCGCTGTTCTCGAAGCCCGCCTCGCGCCTCCGCCTCGGCCGCCGGGCCGTCGCTAATGCCCTCCCTGCGCGAGCGCCTCGGCGGGCTCTGGCGCCACCCCTCCTCGCGGGGCGCTGGCGAGCTCATACTGCCCGCCGGAGCCGCCCCTCGCGCTGCTGGCGAGCAGGGCTTGGCCGACCAGCCCATGCGCCAGCCCGTAGTCGCCGCTACCTCCTGGTGGCCCACCTACGCCCTCAATGACGTAAGCCAGCCCAACTACGCCAAGACCCGAGCGCTCTTCTACAACCGCCTCCCGCCCTACCGCCTCGGCGCTGGCTTCGCCCGCCCGATCATCAACGCCGCCTCGGGCTTCACTGGCGTGCCTACGCCCTCGCCCGTAGAGGACGCCCCCGACGCGCAGGAGTTCCTACAAGACCAGTGGGAGCTCTGGCTCGCGCGCCTCTACCTCGCTACCCGTAATAGCTTCCGCGACGGCGACGCCTTCGTGCGGATCACGCGGGATACCAACCGCCTCGACAAGCGGCAGAGCACCTTCAACCTCAAGCTACTACGGCCCGACCGAGTATTCCCCGAGCTCGACCCTATCTCGGGCGAATGGCTGTACCTCGACGTACACCATTACGTGACCCCGCCCCGCGACTCGGAGCTCAAGGAGCCCTACCTGCTCGTAGAGCGCATCGAGCCCGAGCAGATCACGCTCAAGCTCCCGGAGGGCCAGCACGCCCCGCCGGACGCCGAGCAGCGCTACGGCGGCGAGGGCCTGCGCCAGCCGAACCCGTGGGGCCTCATTCCGATAGTCCAGCTTCGCAACGAGGCCGAGGAGGACGCCCTCTGGGGCACGAGCGACCTAGAGCCGCTGGACGCCCTCTTCCGCGCCTACCACGACACCCTGCTTACGGGGCTCGGCGGCATCCAGCTATTCGCTAAGCCCAAGATCAAGCTTCGAGTGGGCGACCGCGTGGAGTTCCTGCGCCAGAACTTCCCCGAGGCGCTGGCAGGCCAGCCGATCAACTTCCAAGGCCGCGAGGTCATCATTCTCAACGGCCCCGAGGAGGACGCCCTCTACATTACGGCCGACCCCGGTACGGCTGGCGTGCAGACGCTCCTTGAGCTCCTCTTCTTCCAGATCGTGCAGGTATCCGAGACTCCCGAGTTCATCTTCGGCACCGCAGTCGCGAGCTCGAAGGCCTCGGTGAGCGAGCAGCAGGTTCCCTTCGCCAAGAAGGTCCACCGCAAGCGCCTACAGCTTGCGGAGCCCATGCAAGAGATAGCCGCTATGTACCTCAGCATGGGAGCGCGGGTCGGGCTCTTCCCCGACCTCGGGGCCTACGACTGCGACCTCGAATGGCCGGAGGTCAACCCGAGGGACGAGCAAGCGCTGGCGAATACGCTAAAGGCCCTCATCGACGCCTTCATCGCGGCTATCGACGCCCATATCGTGAGCGTGGAAACCGCGAACGAGTACCTGCGCCCCTTCATCCCGGCCATGCTGGAATGGACCAACCCCGAGGAGCAGACCGACGAGCAGCGCCGCATTCTCGAAGGCTTGGAGTTCTTGGACACGGCTGCCAACGTAGGCGCGCCTCCGCCCCCGCAGGGCGCTCCTGGCTCGCAGCTTGAGGCCTTACTAAGGGCGAATGGGCTGCCCGTCCAGAGCGCCCAGACAACGCCTACGGCGCCCTCCGCAAACGGCACGGCGAACGGCACCGCCGCATAAAATGGGAGCCTGGCGCCGAGCACAGGCCCGGCTCGACCGGGACACGGGCGCCGCTCTAAGCCGCATACGACTACCCTCACCGGGCCTGCCCCGAGCGGTCACCGCATAGCGTGCCTCGCCAGCCCTCCCCGACTGCGCTGAGCTAATGCCGTTCGCTCCCTCGCCCACCCAGGCGGCCTACAACCAAGCCCTCCTCGACGCGCGACAGGAGTGGCTAGACGAAGAGGCCGTCACGGTCAGCGCAATAAGCCAAGCCTACGGGAAGGCCGTGTCGGACATGGCCTACGACTTGGCGGCAATGGACGCGCAGGGCCGCCAGGTCATACGCGGGCCAGCTACGCGGGCGTGGTACGACGAGATTCGGGTCAACCTCGACACCTACCGCCAGAACATAAGCGCTCAAACGCTGGCGGCCACCCGCAACGGCATAGTGCTCGCCTACAACACGGGCCTCAGTACGGGCGACGTACACGCCGACTACCTCGACGCCTACACCAACGGCGGCCACTCCATCTCAATGCTCGGCCTCAAGGAGAGCGAAGCATTGAGCTATTACGCCAGGGCGGGAAAGAACGGGGTGCTCCTGAGCGAGAAGGTGTGGGGCTCGACCGCTGGCTTCAACGACAGCATGAGCCGAGCCATACAGACGGCCGTGATTAGCGGCCAGAGCGCCCGCGACCTCGCTCGGGAATTGGACGGCATCGTCGCCCGCCACCCCGAGTACGGCGTGGTAGGGCTCAAGCCGATAAGCGCCGCGCAGAAGCGCGCCCTCGGCTGGTCCGGCAAGGCGGACGGCGCCCTCAGCTATCAGAGCGTGCGCGTGGCCAGGACCGAGATCAATACGGCGGGGCGCGAGGGCAGCATAGCGGTCAACTCGCGCTCGCCCTTCTACCTCGGGGTGATCTGGCGCCGCTCGAATGCTGCCTACCCCTGCCCGATCTGTGAGCGCCTCAGCCAAGGCGCGCCGGGCTTCGTGGACCCTATCTCGGGCGAGAACTTCTGGCCGAAGGGAATGGAGCCGAGCTCGGCGCACCCCAACTGCCGCTGCGCCGTCCTGCCCGTGTACGACGACCCGAGCGCTCAGGTCAGGTCGCTAGAGAACTGGATCAACGACCCGGTCGGCTCTCCCGGCCCCCCCGAGTTTCAGACCTGGGTGCAGGGCCTCGACCAGGCGGGCCTGCTCGGGCCAGTAAGCCCGCCCAAGGTGGTCCCGCCGAAGGCCACGCGAGCTCGCAAGCCGAAGCCGCAGGCGAACATGGGCAACCATGAGCCCACGCGCATTCCAGACCCGACGCTGGACCCCGTAGCCGAGTACGCGAAGGGCGCCGCCTGGTTCAATGACGGCCAGGGCAACGCTACCGCAGGCCAGTACAAAGACCGCATAGCCAACGAGCTCACCGACCGCCTCGTGCTCGACCCCGCCTTCCGCGACCTCGTGGCGCAGAAGCAGTTTCCGACGATCTGGCGCACCCACTTGAAGCAGCCGGGCGAGTACAGCTTCCGAGGCGTGTACCCGAAGACGGAGGCCGAGCTTACGGACATACTCCACAAAGCAGGGTTCCCGCAGCCGCAGATAGACAAGATCATGCGCGACGGCACCTACGCGCAGGCTAACGATATGGTCCACCAATGGGCGGTCACGAGCGCCGACGACAACAGCACCTCGCTCGCCTTGCAGATAGCCGCGAAGGAGGAGTTCAAACTCGGGAATGAGGCCCGTACCGCCCACTTCAGCCGCCGCCAGGCCTACAAGCGGGCGCAGGACGAGTATGCCGAGCATGGCGCCGGCTACCGCGCCTTCACGCGGGCCGTCTACGACAACACCCAAGCCGACCTCGTAAAGCAGGGCATCACCGAGGTGACCGCCTACCGGGGCGCTGGCTTTACGAGCGCGAAGCAGGCGGCGGCGGCTGGCATTCCCGCCTCGGCAGACGGCGCCGTGGTGCAGGCGGCGAACATCAAGCTACAGCCCATCTCCTCCTTCTCCTACTCGTGGGAGGTCAGCACGCGCTTCACCAGCGGCTCCTACAAGACCATGCAAGCCGTCACCATTCCGCGCGAGCGCATCTTCTCGACTATGAAATCGGGCACTGGCTGTAAGGAGGAGTGCGAGTTCGTCGTCTTCGGCGGGCCTACGCCGGCCAACGTAGGCGCGGGCCATTCGGTGCGCGACCTCCCTACGGCTAAGGACTTGCTCGAAGGGAAGCGCCTGCCGCGAACCCCCGAGCGCGAGCGCTATATGCCATGATGAGAGCCTTGCGTCCGAGCACATGCCCGCCCCCGAGCGGGACACCGGCGAACCGAAATCGACCATCCACGGCGACGCGCAGCGAGCCCTTAGCAAGCCGAGCCTTCCCCTCCCAGCCCGCGCCGACAATGCTATGAGCCTTGACGACGACCCCTACAACGCCGATTGGCCTAAATTGCATACGTGGGACGTTTGGTACAAAGGGCACCAAGTGAGCACCTTGGAGGAGCTAAGGCTCGTCTTCAGCGGGCACAGTGATAAGGAGCTCAAGGACTTCTTGAAGGCCCCGGTCGCCCGAATAATGCCCGAGCCTCTCAAGAGCGAGCTCGAAGCGCTGCGCGTGTAACCCCGCAACTCTTGAGCGCGCCTCCGCGCGAGCGCGAAGCTATGCCCCTAAATGAGCGGGGTCTACTACCGCGCGAGCCAGCCGCGCGCACGGAACGGCCAGTTCCTCCCCTATGAGCCTGGCAGCCGCAACCACCCGCCCGCCTCGGCGCATGAGCCGCCGCCGGCCCCTCCGAACCTGATCGTCCACCGCGACGCTCACCTCCCGCCTATTACTCACGGCGTTGGCGGTATCACCAGCGGGCCGGGGGCTCGCTCCTTCGCTCCCCTCCCGGAGCCAGCCCCAGCGCAGCCCCCGCGCCGCCGCCCCTACGCCACCAATGACTAGGGCCTACCTCTGCGCTCAGGTCGCAGGCGAGCTCAAGGCCTCGGACATTCCGCTGAGCCAAGCAGTCAGTCAGGCGCAGTATGAGGCGCTCAAGGCGGGCGATAGCGACCCCCTCGAAGTAGTGATCGAGGTCGCCCCCGGCAAGAGCAGCAGGGGGTGGGACTACACGGCCGAGGCCTTGCAGAAGCTCGTAAGCCACGTCGAGCAGAAGAGCCTCGCCGGAGTCATGGGCCACCAGCGCGAGGAGGACTTGGGCTCCGAGTTCCGCCCGCCCGTAACCCACTGGATCGGCGCCGCATGGCAGGACAATAAGGCCCTCTTCAGGGGCTACGTGGACCCCGACGCCGCCTCGCTCAAGCGCTGGATTCGCGCAGGCCGCGTGACTCAGCCGAGTATCTTCACCCGCCCCGTATTGAAGGGGCGCACCGTAGTGGACTTGGAGCCCCTCAGCATTGACTGGGCTCCCCTCGACCGCGCTGGCATGAGCTCGGCGCGCGTGGTCGCCTTCGGGGAGATTGCCGACAGCGACCGACCCAAGGACAAGCCCCCCGAAGGAGGAGGACGCAGTATGGAACGTAGCGAGTTGATCCAAGCCGCCGTCGCCTTGCACGACGCCCCGAGCTTCGCCAGCGACGCAGCGGCGCATGACCCCGGCTGGCGCGAGCTCAACGTAGGAGCGCGGGTCGCAGGCGAGATGGCTGCCAGCACGAATACGCCCGTAGCCGAGCTACCCGCATATCTGGCCGCGCTCGACACCCGGCGCAACTCTGCCGTGGCCGTGCTCGACACGCTGCGCGCCTTCTACGGCGGCAAGGCCGAGGGCGAGCTCCTGGCCGCTGCTCAGGCCGAGCGAGCTCGCGGGGATCAGGCCGAGGAGCGCTACGCGAAGCTCCGCCTGACCGTGCTCGCTCCGCTCTTCCAGCGCGTGGCAGGGGAGATGGCGCCGGCTGCCCTGGCGCCGCTCCTCGCCCGCGACGGCTTGCAGGCCGTGGGCGACCGCGAGATGGATACCGACGAGCAGGTAAAGGCCTACCTCGGCGAGCTCAAGCAGACCGATACGTGGAAGGCCTCGCTTGAGCTCGCTACTACGAGCGGCACCCCGAACCCGCCGGCTGCGCGCGGCGCGCAGGGCTCGGCTGGACCCGATATGTCCGTATTCGGCCTGACTACGGCCGCTATCGGCCAGTAGCAGGAGGAGAGAAGAGCGAATGACCACAGGCACCATGACGGGCCTGCCAGCGAATGCGGGCCGCAAGAGCGACGACGGCCAGAGCGTGCGCGTAATTGCGCCCGCCGCCGATATCGTCAACCAGGGCGACTACTGCGTCTATGAGGGCTTCCACGGCATGGACGTATCCGTGCCGAAGCTCCAAACCGCCGTCGATCAGGAGATCATTCTTCAGACGGACGGCGCGACCTACGAAACCACCCAGCTAAACCCCGCCGACCCCTTCGCCGTGCGAGGAGCGCTGGTGTACTACGACCCGGCGAACCGCTGGCTCACGGAGGTCGCTACTGGCAATCCCATCGGGAAGGTCGTGCTGGCGAAGGACGCGAATGGCTGTATCTGGTTCCGCCAGCTACCGCAGTGGAACGTATAGGGGGCCTGCCATGAGCGCTACTGTCTACGCCACCCCCGACATTCTGGCTCGCAATGCCCTCCTCCCCGAGCGCCATGTGCGCGAGGACTTCGGCGTCTACGGCCGCGAGCACAAGGTCGATATGCGCTTCGCCTTCGGCGAGCTCATGGACCGCCCCGTATTCCGCCCCGGCGGGCTCAAGCTCAAGGACTTCCTCGGCCCCTCTGCCAGCCAAGCGCAGGGCGCCGCAGGCGAGCTACTCACCACGCCGCCGCACTTGGACGCCTACGTCCAGAAGACCGTAATTGACCTCCAAGTGGGCCGCGAGGCGGTGCCCATTCTCTATACGCCTGCCTACCGCCGCATCGTGGACGCCAACTTCACCGAAACCGTGAACGTAGGCGGGCTCACGACGCAGGCCAACGTGGTCTTCTTGGACCACATTGAGGGCGAAGAGGTCGTCTTCGGCGCCCGCGAATGGGCGGTCGGCCAGATGGTGCAGCTTTACACGTACACCGCTGGCTTCGAGTGGACCGAGGATATGGTGGAGTGGGACAAGACTTGGGAGGCGACGCAGGCTTCCGAGGGCTTCGGCAGGGGCTACAACGCCCTGCTCAACCACCTACACCTCTGGCCGGTAATTTCCTACAACTACCCCGCCAAGAATGTGACGGACGGTACGACCTTCGGCTACCCGCCAGGCACCGACCAGCGCATTATGTGGCACGACACGCTCCGCCAAGCCTTGCAGGACGCGGCCTCGGACACCCAGACCGATACGGGCCTGCCGCGCGTGCCGAGCATCATGCTGGCGCCGACGCAGGCGCGCTTCGGGCTTGAGGAGGCGATGGCGGCCTTCAATATCAACGCCACGCCCTACGCGCCGATCAGCCAGATTTCGACCATCATTTACTACGACGGCTACAGCATTCGCGTGGGGCAGAAGACGTACAGCTATCGGGGCTGCCCGGTCAACCCGAACATTACGGTCTTCCTCATCCAGCCAGCGCAGTACCTCGTGGAGCTCGTAAAGCACGACCTCCGCGTGGACGCCTTCCCCGGCGATATGAGCCGCCTCATCGCTCAGCAGGTAATCGCTCGGACGCGGCGCGGCGTCTTCTGCGCGCCAGAAGAGTGCGTCCAGAAGGTGATCCTGCCATGACGATTGTCCAGCGCTACTCGGCGGCGCCCGTGGTGCAGCGCGCTACGGGCGAGGTCTGGGAGCAGCCGAGCCCGCAGCCAGCCCCTCCCGGCCCCGACCCCGAGCCGACGCCTGCGCCTACTCCGGGGCCAGCGCCCGAGCCCGCGCCGGAGCCAGCCCCCGAGCCGCAGCCCGAGCCAGAGCCCGCGCCCGCCCCGGCTCCGGGGCACGTTGTGGCGCGAGCCTCGCTGCTCCTCTCCGAGGCGGAGCGCCTCATGCACGAGGCGGCCGAGGAGATCGTCAAGCTCGCGCCTACGGGCTGAAGGAGGACAAGCTATGCCTATCAACTTGGCAGGGCGAGCGCCCACGAAGGGCGACGAAGTAGAGGTCGGCTCGGGGGTTCGCACCCCTGGCCGGCGCTACGGCTTCGCTATGGCGCCCAGCGCCCCCGTAAAGGGCGCCGAGATTGAGCAGCCCAAGGTGGTAGAAGAGCCCGAGGACTCAGGCGAGGCGCCTGTCCAAGAGCCCGCTACGCCCGCAGGGGCGCCCTCGCAGCCCGCCGCGCCCGCCGCTCCGAGCCAGCCAGCGGCCCCCGCGCAGCCCGCAGCGGCGCCGAAGAAGCCCGAGGCGACGATGCCTGCCGCCGAGCTCATCGCTATGGCTCAGGCCGCGACGACCGAGGCGGAGCTCCAAGCTATCGCAGGCGCGGCGGCTGGCCGAGTCACCGTGACCCAAGCCGTGCAGGAGCGGCGTTCGCAGATATAGCTATGACCATGCCGCCGCCCACCGCAGGCGACCCAAGCATTCCGATACCGCGCGGCCAGGCGCCGCGCGCCCCCTGCACGGCTGCGGCGCTCAGCGACGTAAGCGAGCCGCCGCCCGACCCGCCGAGGCCCGAGCTCCCTCCGCTCTGGCTCCTGCCCATTCTCATACAGCCAGCGAAGGAGGAATAGATGGCTACGCCCGCTTCCGCTCCCGCGCGCACCTACTCGGCGTGGTGGATCATTCGACTGGTGCTCCTCATTCTGGCGATCATCTGCTTCGCTGCCGCCGCCTTCGGCACGCCGGCGGCTGGTCCGGTCCAGCTAGTGCCTGCGGGCCTCGGGCTGGGCTTCGCCTCTATGCTCCCGCTATGACGCTCACCCCGCCTGCCAGCCAGACCGAGCTAGAGCTTCTGCGCGTCCTGCTCAATGACGTAAATGAGCCCTACAAGTTTGACGACGCGGCGCTCTACTTCATCCTGAGCATTGCCCCCGATATGGCTACGGCCGTGAAGATCGGGTGGCAATGGACCATAGTCAAGACGGCCGACCCGAACCGCCTCGTGCGCGGGCAGATCGGCAACGAGTCGATGGAGTTCCCCTCGCTCTCGGACCTGAGCGACTGGCTGGACAAGCTAGGCGACTGGTTCGACGGCATTCGGGACCGCGAGCGGGGAATGGGCGAGCCGGTCATGCTCCTGCGCTCGGTGGCCGCCCCCTGTTTCTTCGGAGTAAGCGGCCCCTATCAGTGTGGGCAGAGCTCCGGCGGCGACTGCTACGACGCTTCGAGGTTCAGCTTGCACGGCGTTACCGGCGCTGGCGCCGCGCAATAAGATGGAAGCCTTGAAGCCGAGCACAAGCCCGCCGCGAGCGGGACACCGGCCTACCTCGCCTCGACTAGCCAAGCCCACCCGGCGCGCTCTCTGCTCACGCTCGACCCCGCTCAGGTCAGCCCGACGCTGCTACCCGTGAATGGCATCGCTCGCGCCAGCGGCGGCAAGTACCGCCTCGACCCGCGCTACACCGACCTGAAGGACTTGGTGCTCGACCTACAGCACCGCATCAACGATACGGGCGAGAGCGCGCGGGTTCGTATTACGGCTGGCGCCTATGGCAGCGACGTAGGAGCGGTCGTGGCGCTCCGCCCGAGCGTGCGCCTGCCCTATTGGGGGCCGCGCATTCCTGCGGCTGTGGGCTATCAGGGCCGCATGTGGCCGCCGCCGCACCCCGAGCAGCCCCTACCGTGACTCCGCCTCGGCCGCTGCCTTCCCTCGCGTCCTTCCTCGGCGGAGGCGTCGCCTCGCGCGCTTGGGGGCCGGGCGCTCCTGGCGCCATGCCGCCGCCCCCCGGCTTCGGCCCGACCGCCCGCCAGCTTATCGACGGCCACCTTCAGCTTCTCGGGTGGAACGAAATCATGGTGCGCCTCCTGCGCGAAACGCGAGCTCGGAAGGGCGCAGGCTTCGCGGAGTGGATAGAAGACCCGCCTAATGGCATGGGGCCATTCCCGGTACGGCTCTATCAGCAGGGGCGCGGCTCCGCGCAGGTATCCGAGGCCAACACTGGCTCGCAGGAGAGGGACGCTACGTGGGGCGCCATCTTTGACGATACGGTCCCGCTCCGCTCCACCGATGGAGAGGACGGCAGCGTGCGCGTTACCTTCTGGCACCCCATTCACGGCCAGGTTCGCCTGCGGCGCCTCCGAGCGCTCGAAGCGCACGGCTACCTCTTCGGCTGGCAGGCCGACCT